GCGGCCAGTGCGTCGCGGGCGGCCTCGCGGCCCTCCTCGGCGCGGGCGTAGCGGGCGGCGGCCTTCTCCAGCGTGGTCATGAGGTCTGCGTGACCGTGACGCCGAGGTACGACTCGTACTCGCCGGTGGGCTGGTGCGCCCCGACCGCCTGCGCGAGCTTCTCGACGGCGGTGGTGATCTCGTCGGGCGCATCGTCGTACCAGTCGGCCAGCGCGGCCGGGATGTCGGTCCAGTCGGTGACGGTGACGGTCTGGCTGGTGATCTGGTCGGTGATGGTGATGGTGGTCATTGTCTCTGTCCCTTCCCTCTGTATATAAATATACAGGCAAGGGACCGTCCTGTCTAGTGATATACACACATTGGGCATCATCCGTTCGGATGATGTTCCCGGGACACGAAACCGCCCCCGCCTCCACGAAGGGAGACGGGGGCGGTTCGCTACCTGGGAGAAGGGTGCCAGGCGGTCTACTTGCCGAGGATGGGCTTGTTCTGTCGGTGGCTCCAGCGGCGCGACACCAGCGGGCGCCAGGTCCGGTCACGCAGCCGCGTCACCAGCCCGTCGAGGCGGTTGTCGTAGTCGAGCACCTGCTGGGCTGCCAGCGGGGCGAGGTTGGCGTGCTTGCGGAGTACGGCGTGGATGTGCCGGTTGCCGGGCCAGTTGCGGTACCAGACGGCGAACCCGGCCCGTTTCATGGCGCGGATGAGCCGGATGCGTTTGCGGCGGGTGTCGGGCAGGGCCAGGTCGAGGACGCCGCCGGAGTCGTGGGTGCCGGCGCTGGCGACCGCGCCGCCGCCGTACTTGGCCTGGTAGGAGCCCTGCACGACGCGGGCGGTCACTCTGGCCTTGCGTTCGGCCCAGCGCAGCGCCGATGCGGTGCGGTTGTCGATGGGCTCGCCGTCGCGCCAGGTGATGGCGTACGGGTCGGAAGTGTTGACCGGCTTACGCCTGCTGGGGTGCTTCACGGTGGCCATCAGTAGTCGCCCTCTCCGGGCTCGTCGCGGATCTGCTCAACGGTGGCCGGCGCGTACACCGCGGCGCGGGTGCTCTCGCCCTGGATCAGCGCCAGCACCGCGAACAGCACCCCGATCGCGCCGGTCACGATGGCGTCCACCTCGGTGGACACGACCACCCCGGCGGAGGTGAGCAGCATCAGCACAGCCGTCCACACGGCGCGCACACGGGCCGGTTCAATCTGGTTGAGTCGGTGGAGGATGCTCATTGGGTGTCTCCTTTGTGCCGGGCCTCATGCCAGCGGTTGGCTTCGTCTTTCACGTTCTGGATCTGCCCGGCGAGGTCTGTGTGTTCGCAGGCGTTCTGCTGCGCGAGCTCGTCGAGTTTGCGGCTGGTCTCCACCACCTGGTCCTTCAACGAGTTCCCGCCGTTGCGGGTCAACTCCCCGTCGATCGACTGGAGGCGTTCCATCACCCCGGGGGTTCGGCCGCGGCCGGGGGCGGCGTCGGTGCCCTGCCAGTCCTCCCAGAACCGCTCGAAGCGGTGCGCCTGGCGCACGACCGGCCGCAGCAGCCACCAGAGGAAACCGCAGATCGTCATCATCCCGGCGCAGAACGCGACGATGTCATCGAAGCCGATGCCGTCGCGCAGGGAGATCATCGCGTCCCACACGGCTAGGCGGCTTCGTAGGTGAGGGTGCCGGTGATCGTGTCGTTCGCTGCCCACGTCCACGGGGCGGCGTTACCGACGGTGTTTGTGGTGGTGCCGGGGTAGGTGATCTGCAGATAGGCGGTGTTACGCGGGGATGCGATGCCGATCTGAATGGTGTTTGCTGAGGCGTCCCACATTTCGACGCCGCCGGACGCAAATTCAGTGCCGGCCATGTAGGCGGCATTGACGGGAAGCGCCACCCGGTAGGTTCCGCTGCCTGCGGTCATTGACGCGCCTGCGACGAGCCGGAATTTGACCACGACGAGTTTCCCGGCCTGCAGGTAGTAGCCGGTCTGCGTCCAGTTGGTCGGGTTCGTCGTGCTGGCCGTCAGCGTGGGCGTGTAGGAGGTCCAGGCGTCGGAGAATGCCCGCCCGAAGTCGCGCAGGTTCGCGTTCAGTTCGGATGCGAGCACGACGGCGCCCGCCACCCAGGTTTTGGGCGTGGTTGCCCATGCGGCCATTGCCAGTGGTCCTTCCGTCGGGTTAGGAGGGGAGCGCAGCCTCGTAGGTGAGGGTGCCGCGGATGATGTCGCCGGACGCCCACGCCCACGGGGCGGCGGCGCCGCAGGTGGTGAGCACACCGGCCCACGTCGCCGGGTAGCCGAGCGTCGCGTAGGTCGGATCAGCCGGGTACGCCTCGGCCAGCACTGAGGCATTGGCTGAGGAGTCCCAGAGCAGTATCTGCCCGAGCCCTGCGGTCAGTCCGCTGGCGGCGGTGACCGGCAGGCCGATTCGGTAGGCGCCGCTGCCAGCGGTCATGCCGGTGCCTGCGGTGAGCGCGAAGCGCACCACGATCAGCGACCCGACCTGATACCAGCCGCCCGCCGTCGTCCAGCCGGTCGGGTTTGTGGTGGCCGCGGCCAGCGGCGCCGTGTACGGCTCCCACTGCCAACCGAGCGCCTGGTTGACCCCGGCCCGCCAGCCCGGCTTGTCCATCGGCCGGACGGTCATGGCGCCAGCACGAACGTCGAGTCAATGGCACCGCTACTGGCGTCGTCCAGGGTCAGGAAGTCCAGGCGCGGCGACACGGTGAACGTCCGCAGCCATGACGTCTCGGTGACCGCGTCGCTGATCGCCTCGATGTAGAAGTTAGTCTGCGTCGGTGCCTCGGCGGGCATCCCGCTGATCGCGATGCGCTGGCCGACGTCGGCGGCGAGCAGGGTGGCGGCGCTGATCGTCGCACCCTTCGTCATCAGGTCAACCGTCAACTCCGACGAGCGGGGCAGCGGGTTGGCCCACATGTTCGCCTCCGCGTTGGCGCGCTCCACCGCATCGGCCGTGTTGTAGAGCCACAACTGCCGCGACACTTTCTGCTCGCCGTACAGTGCGACGGATGCGTCATTGCGCCCGGTCGCGGTGCCCGCCGTGGCGTCCCCGACCATGCGATCCACGGCGGCGGAGTTGGTCAGTTGCTGGTCGTCCAGCGTCCAGCCGATGTCCGAGGCGAGCGCCTTCGCGGGGATCGTGAACGCCACCGTCGCTTGTGTCCGCCACGACCGGCTCGTGATCTTCGGCCAGCCGCTGGTGTCGATGAACAGCGCACCGTCCTCGGCCTGCGCACACTCCAGCAGCGCATCCGCGAGCGGCTTGTCGGCCAGGTCCTGCTTGGACATGGGGATCGTGAAGGTGCCGCTGGTGGACAGCGCTGAAGAGAGCGACCCGTAACGGGACAGGCTGGCCGCACGGGCGTCGGCTGTGTCCCCCGTCCACAAGGTGACCTGGCGCGAGACGAATGCCGCCTCGGCTGCGCTCAGTGCCCGGCGGTACAGCATTGCCCCCCCGGCGCCGTAAGTTCCTCGACCCGCCGCCCCGGCCACCGTATTCATTTGAATGGATACGCGCGACGTTGCTGCGGCAGACCAGTCAGAGGCGAATGTCCCCGACGCGCTCCCCGTCTGCCCGTCGACGGTCAAATTCATACTCAGGGTGGTTCCGGTTCGCTTGAGAGTCATGACGGCCACATGCCAGCCGCCGTCCAGGGCGGGCGAAGATGGCACGGCCGTGCCGATTACGGACTGGGCGCCTGAGCCACGGACAGCAGTCCCCTGAATACCGAGAACGCCCGCATTCCAGTTGAACTCAATCGTCGCCGTTGATGCGCCTGCGTCGGTGGTAAGACGGAACTGGATATCTTCGTCGCTAGAGTAATGGGCGACGGACTTGGCGACTAGAACCATGCTTACGCCCACGTCGAGGCTCCATGTGTCCGGCGCGGATTGGTAGGGGCTCACCCATATAACCGTCTGGTTGGGCGACCTCCAGACCGCGGAACTCTGTGTGGCATCGGTCGGGTGTGCCTCGCCTCGGAATGTCGGCATGAGTCCGCCGAATAGGTCTTGCGGGCCTAGTGCCGGATACGCATCCGAGACCTCACGAAAGGGCGCCCCCGTGTCGGTGAACGGAAAGAACACGTCGGCCTTTGTGATCCTCGCCGCCCCGGCAATCCGATCCGCCGGGATCTTCAGCCGCCGCAGCGCCGCCCACCGATCGACACAGGTCACGTCCACCTTGGACCGCATCCCGTTCGTCCAGCCGATCCGCCACGACTCGACCAGCCCGGTCCACAGCACGGTGCTGCCCTGCTTGATGCGGATAGGGAGCCGGTTGCGGATCAGCCCGAAAGCGCCCGTCTTGCCCGGCGTGAAGTTGCCGGACTCGTTGTTGAACGACAGCGACGCGCGGCCGGCGATCGGCTCCTGTGATTCGGCGTCCCACCCGCGATTGAACGAGATCGACTCCTTGCGGACGTAGGTGCTCACGTCGGTCCAGGTCAGGGTGCCGGTGTCCAGCGCACCCGCCGAGAACGCGATCTCGATCGTGAGTGGCAGGGAGACTTTGCCGCCCATGTCAGCCGCCCTGCTGCCGCTGGTAGGTGAGCAGCGCCTGCGCGATCTGCGCGCCGTCCAAGGTCAGCGTCACCGGTGCCGGGACCAGCGACACGTTCAGCCCACCCGCCGCCGCGGCAGCCTGCCCGGTCAACGTTGACGCTGCCGAGTTGACTCCGGCCGTCGTCAGCCCCAGCGATGCCGACTCGGCGGTGATCTGGTTCTGCAGATCATTGATGTCCGCAAGCCCGCCATCCAGCAGCGCCTTCGCGAAGTCGTAGCCCTGATCCGGCCCCATCTGCAAGATGTCGGCCAGTGTGACGGCATTCAGGCCGTTGGCCTTCAACTGCTTCACCGCTGCCGAGAAGTCCCGCAGCCGCGACAGTTTCCCGGCCATGTTCGCCCGGATGCTGCCCGTCGTCGGCTTGCCGGCCTGGTTAGCGTTCTGCTGGGCTGTTGACTGCTGCTGCAGCGCCGCGGCCAGTTCCTTCGCCGCCGCCGCCCGGTCTCGGTCGTTGCCGGCCAGGTCGAACTTGGATTGCGCGTCGGTCACCTTCTGGGTGGCGTCCGTCAGTTTCGACTGTGCTTCCTCGACGCTGTCGTAGGCCGTGGTGGCGATGCTGGCGAAGGACCGGTACGAGGACGCGGTCTGATCGATCGCGTCCCGCACTGAGGCCTGAGCGTCCTTCTCCTTCTGCGCCGCCTCAGCGACCGCCGCAGCCGCGTCCTCCGCGGCCTGCTTGGCGTCCTCGGCAGCCTGCGCCTTCTTGTCCTTCGCCGCCTGACGGCTGTTCTGCAGATCGGACAGAGCGCTGGCCTTGCGGGCAGCCTTACGCAGCGCGCCTGGCTTCTGAAGTGCCTTCAGTGCCGCCTGGCTGGACAGCCCGCCCAGATACGAGATCGCGGTGTCGCCGAGCCCGAGCCGCTCCACCTGCGCGGCGATCTGCTTCTGCCGGTTCGCCTCATGCTTGGCCTGCGCCAGTTCCTTGGCCAGATCCTTGGCCTTCTTGGCGCTGCCGCCACCTGCGAAACTCCGGGCGTTCAAAGCATGCATGAAGCCGACGCCGTAGTGATCGACGGCGGCGGCCTGCATCACGAACTCACCGTTTGACAGCCGCGCCGGGATCGAGTCGGAGGTGGCCGTACCCGGCCCCGTGATGTAGCCGCCACCCGCCGCGCCCTTGACGTTGTGCTGGCGAATGTAGGTGTCGACCGTCTTCCCGTCGAGGTTGTTCAGCGCCGAGGCGACAGCGCCGATCCCACCGATCGCCTGCGACGTGTCGGTCTTGATAGCGACCGTCCTGCCCTTGAGTGCTCCGATCTGCCCGCCGAGCCCCTTGACCCGGTTCCTACTGGCGTCGGCGCCAGACTCGTTGACCTTGACGTTCCTACCCTTGAGCCCGGCGATTGCGTTGCCGAACAGCTTGACCCGGCTGTGTGCCTTATCCGCGGTGCCGTTGTCGGAGACCTTGACATCTTTCTTGCTGGGAACGTCCCTGACGGCCTTCGCGAGCGCCTTGTAACGGTCGGCTTGCGCGTCCAGGCTGCGCTTCTGGTCATGCTTGATGAACTGCTTATCCTCATAGGACCTGGCGGCTGCCTGCCAGCGCAGCGTCTCGACGGTGAGCCGTTTCTGCGCGGCGGCAGCGGAGTCCAGTCCGGTCTTGTATTTCTGCACCGGCTGGTAGTCCATGCCCTCGCCGCGCTGCGAACCCTGGCCAAGCGTGGAGTGACGCACGTCGTTCTGCCGGTTGCGGTTGCCCTGCACCGTGTCGCCGTAGTGGGCATCGATACCGGCCTTGATGGCCAGAATGATCGCGGCGCTGATTCCCTCAGCCAGCAGGACCGTCCCAGCACCGCCAGCAGCCAGCCACCCGGCCTTCCCCGGCCCGCCCGGCGTCCCGGTGACGGTCTTGCCGACCACGGTGACGTTGCCCGCAGTGATCGTCTTGATGCCGCTGAACAGTCCCGAGATCCCGGAGCCGAGCGCCGAGCCCTTGATCTTGCCGAGCGCCCACGTGCCGCCCGCCATTGCCAGCAGCACCTTGCGGACGCCGTCCGGCATCGACGAGAAGCCGTCCCAGATCCCCTTCAGCGCCCCGCCGAACCGCTTAGCCGCGCCCCACACGTCGTCAAACGTCTGCTGGATCTGCGGCAGGTTGCGCTCAACGGCGTCACCGATGTTGTCGATGGCCGGGCCTGCCACGTCAGCGAGTTTGACCACGGCGGGCATGACCGCCTGGCCGACAGTCTCCTTGAGCTCCCCCCACTGGTTGTCAAGGATCGCGAGTTTCGTCGCGGCCGTCTGGCTGGCCTTGGCGGACTCCCCGCCGACCTTCTTGTTGATCAGGTCGACGACGTTGCGGTAGTCCTTGGCCTTGTTGCCGGTGGCCGTGTAGCTGATGCCCAGCGCCTTCAGTGCGCGGGTGTTGCCCAGGAATGCCTTGCCCATCGCCGACCCGGCAGTCACCAGGTCGGTGCCCTGCACCTGCGCCAGGTCCGCGACCAGCGGCGTCAGTTTCTGGATCTGCTTGCCGGTCAGGTCGAAGCGGCCCAGGTTGGCCTGCATCGCGGCCGCGTCGTCGTCGTCGAACTGCGTGTGCAGCATGAGCTGCTTGTTGAGGTCTTTGAACGACTGCAGCGTGGCGTTCTGCATCTTCGGGAACCGCTGGTAGGAGTTACCCAGCCGATTCTGCGCCGCCTCAGCCTTCGCGTACTCCTGCACGCTGGACTTCAGGTAGGTGGCCACCCCGTAGGCGGACAGCATCCCCCCGGTCCAGCGCACGATCCGGCCGAACGCCTGGTGGGACTTGCCCGCCTGGTCGGTGCGCTTGCCCAGCGCTGCGGCGGCGTTGCCGACCTTGTTGAACGTGGCGCTGGCGTGGTCGCGGGCCAGGATGTCGAAGAACAGCGACGTCGATGCCATCCCCGATCCCTTTCCTAGACCATTGCGGCGACCTTGGCCGCGAACTCGTCGAGCACGTCCTTGACGTCCCGGCTGACCTGCGGGAAATGCTGGACGGCTGTGCCGCTGAACCACTTGGAGGCGCTGCCGGTCTGCGACACCCACGCCTTGCGGTTGCCGTAGACCGGGTGTCGCCACGACTGGCCGGCGTCGATGTAGGCCGGGATCTTGTCCGCGGTGCCCATCGCACCCGGCCGCACGTAGATCCGCACCTTGCCGCCGGAGATCCGCATCGACAGCGAGCGGACCATCTTGCCGGTGATCCCGCCCGGCCCGGTCGGGCCGTCGTAGGCGTGGACCCCGCCACCGGCCACGCTCATCGAGTTGCCGCCGATCGTGGCCTTCATGTCGGTCATGACCGGCCGCGCGGCCTCCCGTACCGCCCGGCGCATCTCCCGGCCGAGCTGCGGCGACACCGCCCGCAACACCTTGGCCAAGTTCTTGATGTCGTCACTGGTGATGGTGTAGCCGAGGGTCATCAGCCCATCCCCCTGCTCTTGAGCATCTGCATCGCGAAGTCGCGGTAGGCGCGGAACCGGGCCAGTGTCCAGGTGGTCAGGATCGTGGCCTCATCGACGCCGTAAAAGTGCAGCATCAGCGGGCCGTACGCCCTGACCTCGTCGGCTATGCCGGGGCGTCGTTCCCCTCCGGCGGCCCAGTAGGGACCACCGCGGCCTCGTCCTCGGTCACCCCGAGCTCAGCCGGCGGCACCTCTTTGCCGTCCTCGTCGAGCAGCTTCCAGTCCAGCGCCGCCATGTCGAAGTCCAGCGTCTTCCAGTCGACCGACTCACCGGCACGGGTGCGCGCCAGGAACACCGCGAACTTCACCGCCCGTGCCCGGCTGCGGACCAGTTCGTCGCGCCACGACTCGGCGTCCCAGCCGGTCAGCGCCTCACACTGCTCACCCTCGGAGATCAGCATCGTGCCCAGGTCGAGCACCCAGGAGTCTTCGCCCAGCGTCAACTTGAACTGCGCCATTGTTCGTCTCTCGCTCTCTCGGAATCTCTCGGTGGGGTGTAACAAGGTCCGGTCGGGACGCGCCGAGAGAGTCACGTCCCGACCGGAATCGAAGTGCCTACAGCGCCGTGTCGGTGCTCATCAGCGTGATCGTCGGGGTGTTCGTCCCGTCGTACTTCCACTCGTAGCCGTAGTCGACGGTGACCTCGCCCGGACCTTGGATCCCAGGGGAGTCGCCGCCGAAGAACACACCCGGCAGGGTGATCCGGAACGCCCAGGCGTAGGTGCTGGCGATGATCGGGCCGACCCACTCCAGCACCAGGCTGGTCGAGGTGTTCGCCACCCGCAGATCCTCGAACGTGGTCTTCGCGCCGGTCGTCCAGTCCACGCCGATACTGCCGGTGATCGTGACCGGCCCGTTGCGGACCTGCTCACCCTTCAGCCCGGTCGAGCCCGCGGTGTAGTCCTCGGTGTCCAGCGGGTTCGTCCACGTCGTCGACACGTTGCGGACCTGGCCGGTGACGGAGGTCTCCGCGCCGAACGTGCCCGTCTTGACGTTCATGTACTTGCCGTGGAACACCGGCAGTGCGGGCTGCGTGCTGTAAGAGGCGGTCGCCAGCGTCTGGGAGTTGTCCCACTTCTTGGCGTCCAGGTTGACCGTGGCGCCCAGGATGCCGTCGGCCGAGCAGGAGAACTCGGCACTGGCGACCTTCGCGCCGGTCAACTCCTCGCAGTAGACGGTGCCGCCCCGGTAGGGCACACCGATCTGCGCGGTCAGCGACTTCATCGGGTCGCCAAGGGTGTGGGTCTGCAGGTAGGCGGTCGATGCGGCCTGCTGCGCCACGGTCGACGTGCCGCCGGTGATCGCCTGCAGGATCAGGCCGATCCCGACCGGGGTCACGTCGAAGCTGATCGCCCCGGTGCCCGCCTCAGTGGTCTCCACGTAGTGGGCGCCCAACTGGCCGAGCACGCCGGCCTGAATGCCTTCGCCCTGCGGGCGGTTCTCGGTGCGGGTCAGCGAGTACGACTTCGCGCGCAGGAACTTCGTCGGGGCCACGCGCGTGCCCCAGGTGGTCTCAGCGGAGAAGCCGAACTGGCTCCCGAGTCCTGATCCGACAGCCATCGGTTACTCCTCATCCTTGGTGGTGGGCTTCTTGCTGATCTTGGGTGCGGCGACCTCAGCCCAGATCGGCTGCTCGCCCGCCTCGCCGGTCTGGAAGTAGCGCAGATCGGCGTCGTCGACGGTGTAGATGGCGTCGGGCTCGACCACATGCCAGCGGCCGGCAGAGTCCTGCAAGGTCCGGACTTCGCCGGACACGTTGGTGAGACGACGGGCCATGCCCGCCTCCTTTCAGTGGTGGTGTTTCGCCGGTCAGGAGAAGACGGCGGTATACGAGATGCGGAACAGCGCCTCGACGGTGGTTCCGTTCTCGTCCTGGCGCTGCACCCACTCGATGCGGGAGTGCAGTTGCAGGCCGATCACAGTGGGGAGGTTCAGCGGGGTGATCGCAGCCAGCGCGTCCGTGATCGCGTCGAGCAGTCCGCGCACGTTGGCGCGCAGCGTGCGGAACGCGAAATCGTTGCCGGTCCACGCCCACGCGGTGCAGCCGATGCTGCCGGTCTCCTCGCGGTTGGCGAACGGTGCCGGGCCCGCGTCTCGCCAGGTCTGCTCGGTGGTGCCAGAAATGTCCTGCCCGTCCACCGGGCCTGGCATGCCGATCGCTACGCCGAGCGGGCTGGCGTCGTTGATCGGCGGCGGGCCGTCGAACAGCCTCGCCCCGCCCAGCGGTGCGCTGTCCAGCACGTCGAGCACCGCATCGACCACCTGCGGCCACATCGACCCGGTCACGCGAAGCCGCCCGGCAGGCACAGCGGCGCGATCATCTCCGACACCCGGTTAGGCAGCGCGTAGCCCATCCCCGGCACCGGACCCGGCGCGGAGTTGCGGCCCATCGGCACCCGCTGGGTCTCCCACAGGTGCGCCGTCAGCTCAAGCGCGGCCTGCTGGGCGATCGCCAGGTCGTCGCCGGTCACACCGGCCCGGCCGGTCACGGTCACCTCACCGGTCCACACGCCGTATCCGATGCGCTTGGTCAGGGTCTGGCCGGTCTCGTCGAGCAGCCAGTCATCAGCGTCCACGCCAGTGCCGCCATCAGTGACGCTGGTGATGGACAGCCAGCACGGCTTCGGCAGCGTCAGCACACGGCGGCTCAGCCCGGTCATGTCCACCGTGACCGTCTGCGTCGTCGACGCAAGCACGCGGCGTGCTTCGAGTGCTAGCCGTGCGGTCGCAGCAGCGGAGATCCGCCGCAGCTCCTCGTCGTTGGTCGTGTCGCTGATGTTCAGCCGGGCCTTGACATCGTCGAGGCTCAGCAGCGGCGTCGTTGCGGCCAAAACGGTGAACGAGTCACGATAGGCGCCGGCGTTGGCGCCCGTGGCGACCCACAGCACGCCGTGCAGACCTTCCAGGCTGCCCGTGTAGGGAGTCGTGTAGGTGCCGGTCGACGGGTGTGCCGGGGTCGGACTGGTGGTCGTGCCGTCCGGCAGGGTGATCGTGCAGGTGATCGCCTCGGCGTCGGCCAGTGCGCCAGCCTCGTCGCGGACGGTGCACGTCAGGGTGACGACGTCGCCGATGTCGTAGGTGGCCATCTACCCTCCGCTGATCGTCGTCGTGGTGGTCGAAGTGCCGGACATCGAGCCGCCCGTGGTGGTGGCGCCGCCCAGATCGCTGCCGTGCTGGCTGCCGTCGAGCCGGGAAGTGGCGCTAGCGCCGGCCAGGTCGGCGGCTGGATGGTTGGAGCCGGACAGGATGCCCGCCGTGGTCGGCCCCGATCCGATGACCTCGGGTGCCAGCACCTCGACGTCGACCAGTGCGGAGACTGCCGCCACGATCGCGGCGCGGATCGCTACCACCGTCGGAGCCAGCGCCGCGGCGCTGATCGTGGCGGCGGGTGCATCGACCTGGGCCACTCGCACGGCGGTGATCGTCGGCGCTAACGCGTCAACGCTGAACGCGGCCGCAGGCGCCACCACCGTGCCAGAGGATGCCGCGGACACTGCCGGAGCGAGCGCGCTGATCGTGACCGATGCAGCGACTGCGGTGATGGTCGCACCCACTGCGACAGACGGGACGGGAGCCGACAGCGTCACCGTGGCCGCGACTGCGACCACAGTCGCCGAGCCGGTAACGGTCGGCGCTGGGGCCGTGGCGGTGATGGTGGCTGCGACTGCGCTGACCGTGGCGCCGGCCGTGATCGTCGGGGCGACTGCCGCTGCAGCAACGCCGGCCGCAGGTGCCGTCACCCTGGCACCTGCCGTCACGGTCGGCGCTGGCGCGGCGGTGCTGACCGTCGCGGCCGGTGCGGTCGCCGACGCCCCACCGGACACAGTAGTCGGCGCCAGGGCAGTTACCGAGACGGTCGCGACGGGGGCGATGACCGTGGCACCTACCCCGACGGTCGGGGTGGGGGCGGCGACCGTAACAGTTGCGGCCGGGGGGGTGACCGTGGCGTTGCGGATCGCGGTGACAGTCGGCGCGGGAGCTGCTGCATCGACGATGGCGACTGGGGCGACCACTGTCGCATCGCCCGACGATGCGGGCTCCTCCACGGCCAGGATCACCCGGCTGCGGTAGGCGTACCACGGTTCGGTCGGTTTGCCGGCAGCGGGCACATGCCGCCGTCCGGATGAGGCGACCAGTCCGGCGGTGTTGACGCCGCTGCGGCGGGGGAAGATCGGTCGCCGGCGGTAGCGGCCGGTGGCACCGCCGGGGTCGGCACCCAACACCTCAACGGCGACCATCGACCACCGTTGCAGCGCCGGGGCGGTCTGGGTGATCAGCGCCCCCGGCGTGATCCCTACCCAGTGGACCGCCTGGTAGGTGGAGACCGCGGCGTCGCCGATCGTGCCACCGTCCAGCGTGGCCGTCGGCGTGCCGATCGGCGCCCAGGTCTGTGACCCGGTGCGGGACTGCCAGTCACAGGCCACTGCCACGATTGCGGAGTCCCAGCCTCGCGCGGCTAGTGACAGCGCCGGCGTCGAGTTGTCGGCCTGGCCGTTGTCGGCCTTGCCCACGGCGCCGATCCCGGACGAGCCGCGCCACACGGTGACGGTCATGCCCCAGCCGATGGTCGTGTTGTCGGCGGTGACGGTGACGTCGAACGTGGCGTTGCTGGTGGCGGTGGCCGTCCAGATCGACGTGTCGCACTGCGACGTGTCGAAATTGTTGAGTCCCTGCCGGGTCCAGGTCAGCCCGCCGCCGGAGCAGCCGGTCAGGCTGGTACCACCGTTCTGCGTGCCGGCCACAGCCACGATCACGTCGCCGGTCTGCACCGTGACGCTGACAGCCTTGGACGTGGCGGTTGCGGTGAGGCTGGCGCTGTTGGTCGCCGAGACCAGGGTCGGGGCGGTCATCGACGACCCCCTCGGCTAGTCGGTCACGGCGGGGGCGGCCACTTCACTCATCCCACGAGCAGTACGCCGTGAAGGTTCCGGTCGTCGCGCCACTCGCGTTGGCGTTGGCGATGACCAGACCCTTCGCCGTGTCGGCGGCCAGCACGATCGGGGCGTCGTAGAAAGTCCAGATCAACATCCCGCCCGCCGTGACCGCCAGGCCGCCACGACGCAGCGCATCACTGGTGGAGAAGGTCGGGGCCGCCGACCACGTCGAATCCAGGGTACCGACTGCGGCCACGTCCCCGGGCTCGTGCGGCAGACCCGCCGCCGTCGCTGTATTCGTCCCGACCGCAGTGGAGCGGGCCAGGTACAGCGCCGGAGCGGTCGTCGGGGCTACCGCGATATTAATCCCGATCTCGACGATATACAGCCGCTCTGCAGTAGTTGTCGGACGCAGCTGAAAATACGCCGAGTTGGCGGTGTTGATCCCGGCGCGGGACCCTGCAGCGGAGTAGCGGGCCATCAGTCAGCCTCTCTCAGGACACCGTCACGGTGAAGATGCCGTTGGCGTCCCAGGTGATCGTGAACGCGCCGCCGGTGCTCACCACATCCGCGCCGAAGTCGACATAGGCGATCAGCGGGTTGGTGGCTGCGGTGCCAGGTGTGGTGTCGGCGATCACGGCGTAGTGCGCGGTGATCGTGGACGCCGCCCACGTCACGTCATCGGCATCGAACTTCTTAACCTGCCCGGCGAACGCCTCGGTCTTGTTGGTCAAGGTCTGACCGCCCGTGGTGTACCCGCCGCCGGCGGCGACCTCGTTGGTGAGGTCGGACTGGTACTGGTGCGCGGTCTGGCTGGGCGTGTAGGCGTTGGTGTGCAGCGTCACCTTGATGGTGTCGGAGCTCCAGTCGATCTCCTTGTTGGCCAGCGATGTGATTGCCTTGTTGTAGACCTTCGCGGTGACAGCCATCAGTCAGCCTTCGCTTTCTTGGCCGGCGCCCGCTTGATCGGCGCCTCGCCGAAGCGGGCAAGTTCCTTATCGACCTCGGCGACTCGATCGGGGAGCCCGCGCATCACGTACCCGGCGCGCTCCTCCTTCAGTGCGCGCACGTAGTCGGCGCGAGCGTTCGCGGCATCGTCGGACATGTGGGGTTACTCCTTCGGAAGGTCGGATGATGACTGGTGGCGCCGAGCGATCCCGACGCCACCAGTCGCGTCACATCTAGAACGTCGGGGCGACCAGGCCGGTCCCGTTGACCTTCTGGCTGTGGGTGTACCGGGCGAAGGTGTAGGCCAGGTAGGAGTAGACGACGATGTCCACGCCCAGGCTCTTCACGCTGGGTCCGGTCTCCGTGCGGATCATCAACGGAGCATTCGCGTCCTCCCACAAGTGGGCCTCGTTGGCTGAGACGAAGTAGATCTCGTCCTCGTTCGTGCCAGCGCCGAGGTTCGTGGCGATGTTGTTGTCCACGATCACCGGGGTGCCATTGGGCAGCACACCGCGGTAGCCCGCGCCGTACCGCTCACCGAAGTTCACGCCGGCAACGTTGAACGGCACCTGCGGCTGGCCGAACAGCGGGAAGGTGCTGCTCAACTGCGACTGCAGCCAGTACCAGCGGCGCGAGTGCATCACGACGAGGTTCGCGCCGGGGTCTTGGTTGAGCAGTGCCGCCTCGACCGCTGCCACACCAGCCAGCAGCTTCGGGTAGAGCTCAGCCGCGGTGGGGGTGCCATCGGTGTAGGCGATCGCCGTTGCCACGTTGGTCAGACCGTTGGCGGCCTGGTTGAGCAGCGTCGAGTCGACCGCGGTCGCGTGACTGGTGATCAGATCGGCAACCGTCACGTCCTCCACGCCGGTGCCGCGCTCGACGGCCTGCCGGGTGATGGTCTGCGAACCGCCGACCGTCTGCACGTTGACCGTGAGCAGCGTGTCGTCGATGTCGGTCTCGGACACAGCCGCACCCTGCGTCTGCACCGCAGCCGAAGTGGCCGTGGTGATCCGCGAGATGTTCACGGTCATGCCCTCCGCGGGCAGGTCGTGGTGACGGCAGGCGTCGGCGAACGGCCGTGCGGCCTTCGCGTACGGCGCCACCATGTCGGTCAAGTACTGCGGCACGACCAGGCCGGCGAAGGCCGTAGTGCCCGCAGCGCGCTGAACGAGCTGGTCGCCGCGCTCAACCTTCTCCTCGGCCATGTGGCGGCTGATCCGCTCACGGGCCTCGAAGTCGTTGAAGCCTTCCACGGTGCTGCGCACCACGTCGGCCAGGAACTGCTTGCCCTTCGGGTCGGACTCGGGGCTGTAGGTGCGCTTCTCAGCGCCCACGCGGGCCACCTCGTCGTACTTCGGGGCGCGGGCCTCGGTCGGCACGATCTGCTTGCGCAGTTCGGCGATCTCAGCGTCGCGGGCCTGCTCGGCCACAGCCTCATCGCGTGCGACCGTGGCCTCACGCACCTTGACGTCGGCGGCGTCGAGCCGGGCGGTCACCTTGGCGATGTCTTCGCGGGTGATCGTCTCGTCTCCAGCCGCCAGCTTGTCGCGCAGGTCGAGCAGGGAAGCCTGCTCAACGTCGCGCTCTGCGATCGCGTCGCTCAGTGCCTTCTCGGCGCGCGCGATCCACTCATCCCATGTCATGTCATTGCTCCTTGTCGCTTGGGGATGCGAATGGGTTGGCAATGACCACAGGCGGGGTACGCAGCGCGGCGCGGTGGCCCTCTCGCGTGGGTCGGGTGTTACCTACCTGCGAGCCGAGATTCGGCCTCGCAGAGTGCCATCAAGGCTTCCAGCCGTGACGGGGTTTTCGGGGTTGACCGCAGTTCGGCGGTCGTGTGCGGGTTGGCTCCCCAGCCGACGATGGCGACATCGCCGCGGTGGATCTCAACCTCGTTGATGCGGTACTCGGTGTAGTCCGGGGACCATTGACCGCTCACGATGCGGAATGCGAAGCTCATCTCGTCGATCAGCCCGGCCCGCAACTTCGGGGCGATGTACTGCACGTCCAGGTCAGTGGGATCGAGGTCGGCATCGACGGTCAGCCCCGGCTCGGTCATAGACAGCCGCAGCGTGCCTAGGGTGGTGCGGGCGATTCTGCGCATCTGGTCGTGGGCGAGCACCAGCGGCACGTCGAGGTCGTCGCGGGCTAGCGTGGCGTTGAAGGCGTCCTGGCTGACGATCTCGGTGTACGGGCCAAACACGTCCCACATCTCGTAGGAGCGCTCGGTGGCGCTGGCCACGCCGTGGAAGGTGAGCAGATCAGACCCAGACGGCTCCCGCATTTCGATCGCGGCGGGCGCGCGCATCACCGCACGGGCGTCGTCATCCTGCGCACATCGGCGTTGGCTTGGCCGGTGCGACAGTTGCGCGACGCCACGGGAACGAATTAGCGCTGCGCCTGCTCGATCGGTACTGCGGGTGGGTGCCATCGTGCTCGTGAAGGTCGCCCGGTTAGCAGTGTCAGCCGGCACGGGCGAGATCACATTGGGCGGCACGAGGTAGTTCACTGTGGGACTCCTGTCTGTGCGGATCGCGCCGGGAACAGCCGCGCGAACTCGGCCTCTTGCTCGGGGGTCAGCGGCGGCTGGTTCTCCAGCGCGCGCGCTTCGGTGACGGTCATCCGGCGCATCTCGATCGCCGTCTTCTGCAGCTCGGCGCGGCCGGTCGGGTCCATGCGCAGCATCGCGTCGGTGTTGAACTTCACGACCTGGCCCCGTGGCGTCAGCCGGCTGGTGAACGTGCGCTCGCGACGGGTAAAGGCGGGGCCGAGATTATGGATGAGTAACTGCAAATTTCGCTGCGTGATATTCGCGTACGTGATGCTCTTCGTGGAGACTTCGACGTCGACGATGTCGGACGGCACGCCGTAGAAGCGGCACAGATCCTGCCCGCTGCTCTTCAGCATGTCGATGAAAGCCGATTCGCTGGCCTTCGCTCCGAGAACGCTGTACTCCCAGTCAGACCCGGTAACGAACACGTCCCCGGTGTTGACCGTCTCCACGAAGGACGCCTTGACTTCGGCGGCTTCGGCTTTGTTCAGCCGCTTCTCGGAGTTGCGCAGATGCGCGGCGGGGATCGCCTGACCGGAGAACCACGACGCCGCGAACTCCGATGCGCTCAACCCGCCCGAGAGCGTCAGCGCGGCGTACGCGGTCGGTGACAGTCCGAGCGGGGCACCGGACACGACGAATTGCCGCTCATGCCAGACGTCCTCGGCCGGGACGATCTCGCCATTGATCCGCCACTGCTGCTCGCCCTTGACGCTGCGCAGCACCACCGAACCGGCGTCGACCAGCTCGATGACGGCCGGGAAGCCGAGCCGGTCGCGAGCGGTGATGATCCCGACCGTGTTGCCACATTCATCGAGGTCGAACTGCGACGCGTACAGCCACTCCGACAGATCACGCTTGCCGTCCGGCGAGCGGAGTACGGCGGGCGAGTCAACATTGAGCAACATGCCGCCCGGCTTCGCCTTGTACACGTCCAGCGGCGTCGTTGAGACCAGATCCGACCTCAGCCGCAGGCACGCCCATTTGACGCTCGACTCCAGCGACTTCTCCCGGCTCACCCGCGGCTTCGCCTTGCGCAGACCGCGCGACGCCACCCCGACGCCGTCAAGGGTCAGTTCACGGCGGTGCGACCCGAACAGCAACCCCATCAGCGGCTCCGCTCGATCAGCCACGCCACCAGCAGGCACAGCGCCCCGGCGCTGGCGAGAATCCCGGCCAGACCGAGCCACACGATGGCTGCCGCGGCCAGCAGTCCGAGTCCGGCGACCTCCAGCGCAGTGGTGAGCATGAGGTCCTCCTTCACAAAATGCTGTCCATGACGTCGTAATCAACGTTGTTGTCGCGGTGCCACTGCGCCCGGTCCACGGCCATGACCATCGCCACGGCGGCGTCGATCTTGCGCGGAGAGCGTGGCTGCTCCTTGACCAGGCGCACACCGCGGGAATCCTCCCGCAGCACCGCGTTCGAGACGTGCCGGGCGAGCCGTGCATCGCCGTCGTGGCGCATCTGATGGGTGCGGACCAGCGCCGTCACCCGCTGCGTGGCCGGTGTCATGCGCTGCGCCGACTGCCGGAACTCCGTCACCGGCAGACCGTCCGCGGCCAGCACCTCCATGCTGCGGTTCAGCACGAACGGGTCGCAGGCGACCTCCAGCACCTTCCAGCGCATCGCCACCAGCCGCACGGCCTCCTCGACCGCCCCGATGTCCACCGTCCAGTCGGATGCGTTCGGTGGGCGTTCCCACAGCCCGACCAGATGCACATGCGGCATCTCATCGACGCTGACCGCGACCAGCGCCGTCGAGTCGTCGGACAGTGACGCGTCCAGGCCGAGCACGATGGCGGCACCATCCGGGATCGGCGTGCCCGCGTTGCACAGATCCCAGTCCAACTGGGACAGCCACTGGCCCTGCAGGCTACGCGGCCGGTTGAACCAGTAGCGCTCCCACTCAGCCGAGGACGTCTGAGGGTCGTCGTAGGAGTCGGCGATCGCCTGCAGATCCATCCACGCTGCAGCCGGGCCGTACACCCACTTCAGCCCGGCCAGCCGGTCCTTCGGTTTGCGGACGTCGAACTTCGCCGGCGCCTCGCGGTGGTCGAACAGCAGCCCCAGGTCCGAGGCCCGGCCCTCCGCGATAGCACGGGCGAACTCGAAGGTTCCCTCCGCGACGCTGCCCTCACCCGGCGCGAACATCGTCGTCGTTTCCAGCATCCAGCCGGACGCGATCTTGCGCTTCAGCAGGTTGCGCAGCACCACCTGGTGCAGCCGCTTCATCCGCGGCAACGTCCACAGATGCGACTCGTCACACACCGCGAACGTCGTCTTACGGCCGTCAGCGCTGGAGTCCGCGGCGGCCTCCGGGGTGATCGTCCCGCCGCCGGGGATGTTGATGCGGGTCAGACCGACGTCGATGCGTCCGTAGGTGTCCAGCAGCGCCGGCGCGCACGTCTCCGGGTCCAGCATGTAGCGGATCGCGTCGTAGGTGTTCCCGGCCTGCCCGAGTTCAGTGGCGAAGCACAGGATCTCCGGGCGCCTCACCGGCACACCGACCGGCTCACCGGGCGAGTAGCGGTAGCCCCACGCGCTGACCTCGCCACGCTTGGCGAAGTGGTGGAACCGCACCGGCCCCAGCGCCTCGGCGATCCCCAGGAACGCCGCCAGCTCCGACTTCGCGCGGCCCTTCGGCCGGGAGATCACACCGCGGCGCTTCCTGCGGGAGCCGTCCGGATTGACCGCGTAGGCCTTGAGGATGAACGCGGCGAACTCGTCGTCGAGCTCGACCGGCTGGCCCTCCACGTCGCCGGGACCGTGGACGCAGAACGTCTCGATCCAGTCGATCAGAGCCCAGCCGAGGCTCAGGAACTTCGGCTTAGCCATCCCCCACGGCCTTGAGCAGTCGCGCCTTGCGTGCCGTCGACCTGGCCGCCGCCGGCTTGAGCTTGGGCTTACTGCCGTCGTCGCCGGTGGCCTCGATGCGCAGCCGCATCCGGTCCTCCATCGTCGCGCCGAACTTCGCGACCCTCAGCCGCAGCTCAGCGGCCACCGAAGGGTCGCCGGACCAGAACGCCGAATGCAGAACCGCGGTCTCCAGCAGCACGTCCCAGTCGGTGGGCAGGAACCTCTGCGCCTGAGCCGATTCCCGCCAGGTCTGCCACCATTCAACGGTTCTGGGGTGCCACGCGAACGAATTCGGCAGTTCCGGCCCGCGAATCACGCCATCTGCGGCAACCTGCACGAAAGTCGCGCGTTTCCGCGCCTCGTCGTTGGGTCGTGACCGTGGTTCCTGCTTCGGGGCGGGTCCACGCATCGCACACGCTCCGTAATCGTTGAATCTTGCACGCGCGAAAATGGCAC